ATCTCCTGTATTGACTGATTCTGTATTAACTGATTCTTTCATATTGGCTTCAATCCATTGCATAACGTCATATAGATCGTTGACCAATTGATTTGGTCTAACTGGGTCGCCTTGACCAAGTTCAGCCATTTTAGATTGTTTTCTAATATCGGCTAAAAGATTAATCGCATCTCTAGCATTATTGATATATGCTTCGTTGGTATTCATATCTTCCTTTTGATCAATGCTTTCAGTTGGATTCTCGCCAGTAATAGAAACGGTCCACTTCTTGCCTGTGGACTCGCTCTTTTTAGCTGCCCAGTCTTTGAGTTGACGGTAGTGTTGTTTTTCTCTGTCATCATCAGCATACTGACCGCGGCCTTTGAATACTTTCCATTGTTTGCCGTTGATAGAAACAGCAAAGTTGTTTGGTGGTTCTGTGTTGCCCTCATCCCAATCTTCTGGATCTCTTACACGTTCCATTTCTATGCTTTCGTAGTCTTCATCTGAACCAAAGCCTGCTGACGCTAGTGCATAGTTATCGTCAGTTTCACCGCCTTCGTCTTCGTCACCGCCTTGAGCAAGTTCTTTAAACTCTGCTTCGATATCTTCAATGTAGTTGTCCATGTCGCGAAGTTCGCCACCATCTTGATCAGCATAAGCATACCATACTACTTCGGTAGCACCGTCCCAGTCGCCTTGTTTTAGCAATTCAACAATCTTGTCTTGATCTGGATCACCGTAGCCGCCAATCTCATTCATGTTTTCGTCAAACTTCTTTAGAATTTGTGCTACTTCATCTTCTAAAGATCCAGAGCCTTCTGGTACAGTAGTATCTACTATGTGCTCTTGACGATCCATTAGTTCTGCAACAATAGCATCGTGCATGAACTGTGCCTGTGTTAGAGTTTCGTTTTCAATGGTTTCGTTGAAGCCGCTTTCTTGTCGTGCTGTGTGTATTTGTGTACGTAATTTGTTACGTGCATCTTCTAGTTTAGGAGTATCAAAACTCTCTAGGTCTAGCCGTGTTCCAAAGGTCTTGGACAAAGACTCGTTGAGTCTTTTTGAAGATCTGTTGTTTTTAAAAAGGTCGGTTGTTCTCATTTTATGGGATCCAAATTGATAGTGTATTTATTCAATTCATAACAAACGTTCTGCTTGATTTTTAGCAGTAACAGTGCGATCTCGACTTTCGCTGTATCGAGCCCACAGCACGTCTGCACGATCATAGTCCTGAGTATGTATGGCTTTTTGATGCTGAGTCCTTAACATCTGGCTGTCAACAAACCATTTGCCGTATTCTTGGTCGGCTCGATACAACAGATCAACAGATACATGACTATGCCTTAGGGCCAAGATATTGGCCATTTTGATGGCCACAGAGTTTAGATGTATTTCTGCATAGAGTAATTGCGATTTTCTATACAGGAATTTAAGATTGTCTTGATTGGTTATCAGCACATCACCTACTAGAATACCGTCCGGGGTTTTAACAGGAATGATATTTTTAGATAATTCTCGTCGAACTATCTGTTCTAGTCTACGGCTGATTTGTGTCATAAAAAAAGGACCTATGGTCCTTATTTAAGCGGTGTTATTTCATGCTCCGAAGAACTTGAGTATGGTCTGTATATTCAACTGTCCGGTCCAACCTAGACCAGCTATGAATGCCATGCCTACCATGCCATACATCATCATCTTGTTCTTGCTTTGTTCTAATTCGTTGAGTTTTTTACCTAATTCTGCATGCTGTGTGCAGGAGGCTTCATACATGTGATTTAATTTCTCCGTGAGTCCGTCACGAGTTTTGTCCAGGCAATCGTGAAGATCCTTGACATCAACTTTTAATTCATCTAATTTTTCGTCAAGATTTGAAACCTGCGTTTCTACTATTCCAACACGTTCTGCTACTGTAGGCATTAGGGCCGTCTCCAATGTTATAAGTCAAGTGCTCGCTCCGAGCCATGTGCCTAGTCTATGATTGAATGCCTAATGGGTGCCTTTGAACTAGTATTTATGCTGACTGTGTAAAAACACACTTTGCCTAAATCATCGTTACCCAAGTATTTATCATGTCACCTTGAGTTTGGAAGGCAGCAGGGTCGATGTCTTCACTGTTTTCTAAATCAACAACCACCGGCACATGGTTGAGATCATGCACTAATAGGTAAACTGGATCATCGTCTTGTAGGAAAACCTCATCACGTTCACAGTCAAATTCCCAGATCCAATGTGTGGCCTTGCCCGTGGCTGGTGCAGGCAATCTGCCTGTGTATTTTTTTGGATCACGCAACCATTCCACATTGGATCTTAGTCCTATGGCCTGTAGTAGGCTGTTGAAGTTGGCCTGCTGGCCTAACAGAGTTCTGTCAGTTTCTTCCCTAGCAGGTCGGCTGCGGGTTATATCTACGAGAGTAACAATTCGGTATCGTGCCATAATGTATGTATTTAACTCACAGAAATTCAGCCAACAAAAAAGGACCTTGCGGTCCTTTAGTGCTTCCCATCCCTGAGAATAAACTTAATTTAGAATTAAGCGAATGTTGTACCTGTTAGTACTAGTTCAGTTGCTGTGATATCGCTACCTGCAACAGCTAGAGCGTCTGCAACTTGCTCTTCGATGTTTTCGTAGGTTGTTTCGCCTGTGTCATTTGTACCACCGAATGCCTCTGCACCGCGGCCACCACGTGGTAGTGTGTTGCTGGTTACAAGCATGATTACACCCTGTGTGCTTGCATGTGGCTTGCCAACGTAAAAAATGTCAACGCCTGCTGCTTGAACGCCACGTACTACCTTGCTTAAAAGGCTGTTAGTAATATTTGGTGTAGTTGTGAAGTCTAGTGTTGCTGAAACAATTTGAAGAGCTGTAAGCTGTGGTGTACCAAAACGTGTGTATGGACCAATGCCTGCTGCGCCGTCGCCTAGTGTTTTAAAGGCATTAGCTGAGACTCTTGCTGCTGTGATTTCTGCACCTGCGTTGTCGTAGGTTTGTGCTACTGCTGTAATGTCTGCCATGATAAATTCTCCTTGATCAATGACCTCGCTCAGAGGCCGGCAATATTAGGAACCACCTTGATTCCTATGCAAGTATTTATATTGGATTGGAAAAATCAGCTGGATTGACCGTTATTCTGAACGGAATGGCGTCCAACGATCACGTGGCACTAGTTTTGAGCCACCTGCAACATAGCCTTCACCGCCGGGCTTGCCGCCTGTGTGTGCAGATATATCACCCTTGGCAGCATCTAGTTCTGCGATGACTTCATTTTTAGCTGCCATGATCTCTCGCACCAACTCAAACAGGGTGTCAATAACGCCCGGGTGAGCTTGAACATGTGCTGCGATCTTTTGTGCTTTGGCCGGAGTCTTTTGCAGAAACTGCATGAAGGCTTCTGCGCTGAGATTGTCTAACTGTTTGGCCTTGCTCTGCGTGTTAACAAAGGTATAGAGCTCGCTTTGTAGATAGCCCATGCCTGCTACAGGTGCTAGAAACTTGTTGATGGCCTGTTGATTCTTAGCCAGGGATTCTATGCGTCCTAGATTGTCTGCATTCACAGCAGGACGATAGCTAACATAGGTCAAGCCAAACACCACAAGATCAGGATTCCCATTCAGCATGTCTACACTGTCTAGATCCTCACCTGTTTTGTCTCCCCAGTAGCTGAACTGCTTGTGTGCGGCCACCGCGATCTTGCTCTTGCCTAGTTTTACGCCTATGTCGCTGACTGCCTTGACTTCGTAGGTGGTCTGATTAGGAGTGAATGTTATCTTACCATTGCCGCTTTCGTAGGGCTTGCCAGGATGAAACAGCATGTCACCGTAGACGTATCCACGGAAGTCTTTGGGAGTGCCTGCTTCGAACACAGGCCACAGTGCTGCCATGTCTGAGGCAAACTTTTCACGCCAGTCTTCACCTTTGCCGCGGCTCATGATAAATGATTTTAATTCATCCGGAGAACTGCTTTTGCCTTCTTCACGTCCCCAGTTGTTCTTGCCCACCATACGGAATGTGCCATCATCGTCACGCCCCCAGTATATGGTAGGATTACCGTCCCACTTGATAGATATCTTGCTTTCTGGCTTGGCTAGATCTTTGAGTATCTGTATAGCACGTTGAGCACCGTTGGTTTCTGTGAACACAAGATCTTCAAGGTGATTGAATTCACGCCCAACTTTCTTGGCAGGTGGAGCTTGATCTTCTAATAATAGTTCCCAGAATCTCATTTTACTATTTCTATGAGCTGGCGCATCCAACCTATACTTCCTGGTTGATAGCTTTCTATTTGATTGGCCTTGGGCAGCTCTATGCCTTGACGGCCTAGTGTTTCTCTAGCGCCTGCGACTAATTCTTCATAGTTGGGCAATTTTTTAATATAGTTAAGGATGGCATCTACTGAACGGATGTCTTTGATAGTAGCTGTCTGTCCTAGTAGTTCTTTGGCAATTTGATTCCAATCATTGCCGTTGGGCAACAGTTCATCTGTTTGTGGATTTAATAACCCGTGCTTGGGACTGTACTTCATGCCCTTAGCACGAGCAATTGAACTTAGTACAATATGTCTGTGTTCGCCACGATACACACCACTGCCGCCAATCATTGAACCTTGTTGGAATGCAGGGTTCGCACTGAACATGAAGTCTGCTTGTACAAATCCGTTGGCTGGATCACCCTTGATGGGCACCTTCCAATGCACATTGTCTCCGCTGAGTTTGATATTTTCTTTACCAAACTGCGATATGAGTTTTGTGGCGAATTCTTTTTTGTCTACTTCGTTGGCATCTACTGATAGGTCTAGATCACCCGAACTGTTCTTTTCAAACGTGCCATCTGGATCTTCTTTGCGCCCAGTGGTGCCTAACCATTTTACAGGTTTCTTATCGTCGAGATGCTTCTCTTTGGTAAAGTCTAGCCCAGTTATCTTTTCGATGTAGTCCACTGTGCTTTCTACATCTGCGGTGGCAATACGCTGTGTTAGAGGCTGCTTGTCTGCACCCTTGAACACGTTGCCGCCTTCGAATAATTTACTCTGATTCATTTAACTGTCTCTTGTTTCTTTTTGATTCAGCAATCTTGCGTATACCGCGGGTAAATTTAGCAGGATCCTGCCCACGTATGGCATTTAACAATCTACGTTCTAGTTCATCTGCCTGTTCCGCGGTGTAGTGTTTCTTCAACGTTTCCAGCAGATTGATAGCTGAATTGATGATGTTAGTGGCACGGCTTTCAAACAGTTCATCCTTGTTACGGATTTCTGCTAGTTCATTTAATTCCTGCAGGATTGATCTTGTTCTTAGTTTCATGTGCCTTTCCTAGTCAAGTATTTACCCTCTGTGTATCATTTGATATTATACATTGTTTTGTCTATTTAATCAAGCTGTAACACTTCTCATGGTAAATACTGAGTAGAAACAATAATCTGCACACACTTACAGGAAATAAAATGAAATACATATCAGAAAAAATGCTAGCCATTCTGGAACGTCTATCCGAAATGTTCCCAGGTAGTAGCTATCAAAGCAGCTTAGATGCTTATCTAAGCACCAAAGGCATTACCGATGCCGCACAGTTGGAAAACTACATCCAACAATTTAACTCCCAAAAGGAAAAATATCTATGAAATCATTTTTAAACGCACTCTATGAAATAAGCATAAGCATTGGTCAAGCCCGTGCTGCCGCTGCGTTGGCTCGTGCAGGCATGTATGACGAAGCCAAAGCATTGATGCTAACCAAGTAATACTGCGCCGCAAGGCATATATACATACACACAGGGGGTCTTCTAGATGACTACAAAATTTTCACACGTCAAAGGATCTGAAGTAGAGTTTAAAGGTGGCGGTTTACGTGACTTTTTCTTATACAAAGACCTTGGCGTAGCAGATGCAACAAATGGCCGTGTTCTAGCACACATTACCAAAGCCAACTTACCACCAGAAGGTTCGGGCGGTACAGGCTGGCACATTCATGTAGCTGAGTTCCAAATCGTTTATATGCTAAAGGGTTGGGCCAAGTTCATGTATGAAGACAAGATCCATTTGGTTGAAGCAGGCGACTGCGTACAGCAACGTCCAGGAATTGTGCATTACTTGTATGACTACAGTCCAGATATGGAATATTTGGAAATCATCACCCCGGCTGATTACGGCACAGAACCTGCACAAGGACCTTGCGAAATACCCAATCCTACTCCTTGGGAGTAAACCATGAACTTGGTGTATATCCATGGTGCTAGTGCTACCAGCGAAAGCTTCAATTATATCCGAAGCAAAATTGGTGATGGTATATCCGTTAATTACGATAGTCGTAATGGGTTTCAAAATAACCTAGCGGCCATCAAAGAGCAAATTGGCAAGACCAAAGATGTGTTTTTTGTAGCACATAGCCTAGGCGGTATCTACAGTTTGCACTTGGCCAATGCTATACCTAAACAGGTGTTGGGTGCTGTTACTCTAAGCACACCTTATGGTGGGGCTGAAGTAGCAGAGTTCGCTCAATTCTTTCTACCGTTCAGCAGACTGATGCGTGATATTGGGCCTAGTAGTTGGGCAATGAAAGAAGCGAGAAAGATTAAGATACAGCATCCATGGACCAATGTGGTTACTGTAAAAGGACAAAGTCCGTTCATGCATGAACCCAATGACGGAGTTGTAACCATATCTAGTATGAAACATCATGTTGATATGGAATTAGTGGAAGTAGACTACAACCACTACGAAGTTGTGCTCAGTGACAAGATAGTCAATATAATTCAAGAACGAACAAACAAGTTCAAGAAGTAGTTGCTTTTCGCTCACAGAGCATATATAATAAGTTAACAGCGAACAAGAAGTAGTTGTTAACATACAGACATTACACACAGGAGATTAATATGTCAAACGCATTCGAAACACCAAAGCTACCAGAAGTTAAATTCAACAAGAACGGATATGAAATCCGCACAGACATTCTTGGCATGGCTAAAAGCCTAGTACAAGATGATTTCCATGCCAAGTTTCAAGGCTGGGAAATGACTGCTACTCGTGATGAGAAGACTGGTCAAATCGTTAGTACAGTTGCAATGCCAGAATTTCCAGGTTTAGATAAAGTACTAGAAACCGCCGAAAAGATGTATTCTTTTGTTAACAGCGGCGTGAAGAAATAAAAGTACGCTCATAGAGCATTACACTAGTGGTAAAAGAAAAGCACCTTCGGGTGCTTTTTCTTTATCTAACTGTGGCTAACTTAAAGAATCTTAGTATCGAAATATACATCCAACCTAGATCGAACTCATACCACTTCTGGCTGAACTTGGCATTGGCACCATCAGCGTGATGATTGTTGTGTAGTTCTTCTCCACCTATCCATACTGCCCACGGAATAATGTTACGACTAGTGTCTTTGGTATCTGTGTTGCGATATCCCCACCAATGACTCAATCCATTGACCACTCCAGCTGCCCAGAACGGAATCCATATCATTTGAATACCCCACACTACAAGTCCCCACGGTCCAAAGAGCAAGCAGTCTATGACCAGCATTAAAAGAATACCTGAGCGACTGTGTGCGGAGTAAAGGTTGCGTTCGATCCAATCATTA